GCGGCTTGGTAGATTCGTCGAAGTGCCGTAAGGGAAAAAGGATGAAAAGAGTTGGCAATCTGTGGAATGATTTCGTATCATTGAAGAATGCGGAGCTTGCCGTTGACAATGGTACGCAGAACAAGCGTAGCGACTTCGTCGTGCGCAGAAAGCTGGGATACGACTGCCCTGTGCCGGAACAGCAGAGTACGCTGGATCCGGCGAAGGTGCGCAAGTATGCCCAGAAGCTGGTCGATTCGCTGAAGAACGACTGGAAGCCGTCGGAGATGCGGCACCTGGTCGTGAAGCCCATCTATGGGAAAAAGCGGAATATCGACTGCCCTTGTCTTGCCGACCACATAATACACTGGATGCTCATGCAGACCATCCATGACGTTGTCATGCGTGGAATGTATGAGCATTCCTATGGCTCCATCCCTGGGCGTGGCATAGATGCCGCCAGGAAGACCGTGGAGAAGTGGGTGCGCCTGGATCCGAAGGCAAAGTACTTCGTGAAGTTGGACATCCGCAAATTCTATGAGAACATCGACCATGATTTTCTCAAGGCTGATTTCAGACGAATCATCAAAGATCCCCTCATGCTGGATGTGATTGATAAGATCATAGACTGCATCCCGGCTGGCGTCCCCATCGGGACATACACGTCTCAATGGTTTGCCAACTTCTTTCTGCAGCCGCTTGACCATCACATCAAGCAGGATATGTGTAAGCTGCGCCGTGGGAAGCGTACAAACTGGGTCGCACACGATCTCCGCTACATGGATGACATCCTGCTGATCGGAACGAGCAAGCGCGATCTGGAAAAGGCTGTGCGGGAAATAATCCGCTACTGCCGGGATGAGCGCAGACTGGAGGTGAAGCAATGCTGGGAGATTCGGCGCATTGCCGTGAACTCTGATGACAAAGGCCCCGGCATCGCGCCCATTGATATTGTCGGCTATCGTTTTTACCGCGACCATACCGAGGTGCGCGGAGCAATCTTCCTGCACACGTCGCGGCTGGCGGCTCGGATAGAGAAGCGCCTCCGGGAGCGCGGCATGGTGATGCTCCACGACGCCGAAGCGGTGGTCAGTCTCGTTGGCTGGTTTGAACATGCCGACAGCAAGCATTTTGTGGACGAGTACATCAAGCCAAAGATCGACATCAGTTTCATGGAAGAGGTGATTTCGTATGCGAGTAAGAACGGAATTGTCGGAGATGCCTCCGTCCTATACTGTCACCAACGACGCGGGGACGGCCCGTATCAGGTTTTACGAGGATGTTCAAGAGGTGCAGCGCGAAGACGGTGTTGCCTACACAGCGATGATGTGGGAGATGTCTTGTCCCTGGCAGGCGAACTTGAACCAGAGGATCCGGCGCGACCCGGAGCTGTGGAGGGCGAAGGTTAAGGCCGTCACCGCCGCCGAGGAATCCGCTGCGCGTCTGGAAGAGCTGAAGATCACGGCCACTGATGACGCGATCTGCGACCTCGCCGAGATCGTGGCCGATCTGACTGATGCCGTCGTGGAACTGGCGGCACTCATTGCGTAAAGGAGGAGAAGAACCATGGTCAATCTGTATGTGAAGCTGATCAGGATGGGCCGGAAGACCATCGACGATGTTCCTGAGCTCTGGCGCGATGCCGTGATCGCTGCCCTGGAAGAGCAGTAAGGAGCGGCCCCATGAGCTACTTGCGTGTGATCGAGCGCCTCGAAAATATGCTTCACGAAGCATTAGAGATCATCGACGAACAGTCCAAAATTCTCGCCCAGCACGGGATCGAGACGGAGGACGGAAAACTGGAAGCATCCGAGCAACGGTTCAGAGAAGACATGGAGCTTTGGTGTTGAAAAAAAGATGAAGAGCGTCGGCGTAATGCCGGCGCTTTTTGTATGCCAAAAAGGAGGTCTTTGAATATGCTGAGCGACTCCACGTTCGACAAGTTCAAATACATACTTTACAAGCCGCCTGACGTGTCAAACCTACCGCTCATTGTTGTCCTTCATGGGTCCGGTGAGATCGGCTCCGACCTATCCAAGCTCAAAAAGCGCGAACCATACCTCGCATTGAGCAAGGGTACCTGTGCGCCCAATGCCGTGGTACTAATGCCCCAACTGCCGAAGGGGACATGGGGTGACTACAAGTCCAGTCTGAAGGCTCTGATCGACCACGTAGCTGAGGAACAGGGCTGCGACATGAAGCGGGTGTCCGTCACAGGTCACAGTCTGGGGGCAAACGGCACACTGGATATGCTACTGGCCTACCCGGACTTTTTCTCTGCTGCATCCGTCCTGTCGCCGTGTAAGGATATCGGCAGCAAGATGGAGCAGATCAGCTACATCCCGATTTGGTTCCTCGCCGGGGCAAAGGAAAACAACTATCGCAAATACGCGGTTAGTATGCACGACAGGCTGAAAAATCTGGGCGGCGAAACAAAATTGACGCTTGTTCCCGGCTATGGGCACCCAATCCAGTTTACATGGGTGTCCGACGAATATCAGATGTTCGACTGGCTGGTGAGCTACAGGCTTGACCGATTCATCACGGATGTCAGCAAGCATCAAGGCAAAATCAACTGGGACAGGCTGGCCCCACATCTTGCGTTTTGTATCATCAAGGCCAGCGGCTTGTATGGGAATGGAGCCGACCCGTACTATGCCTATAACGTCGAGGGTGCGGTGTCTCATGGTGTTCCGTTCCACAGTTACCATTTCTTGTACTGCGTCACTGAGGTACAGGCGAAGCGTGACGCAAAGCTGTTTTTCGATACCGTCAAGGCGGCTGGCAAATGGCCCTTATTCTGGGTGCTTGACTGCGAATCACAGTGGGGTATAAAGGACAATCAGGCCGCGCCGATTGCCCGAATATTCGAGGATGAACTCAGACGGCTGGCGCGGGAACAGGGGCCGGGAGAAATCCAAGTTGCCCTGTACGTGGCGCAGGAGAAGTACAAGGACTGGGCATTCGACTACAGCCATTACGCATACCTGTGGATTCCCGGCTACGGCGAGAAATACAAACCGCCAATGCCGTGTGATATGTGGCAGTACACATCCAAAGGGACGCTGCCAGGTATCAACGACAATGTGGATTTGAACAAACTCATGGGCACGAAGCCTATGAGTTTTTTTGTGGGCAAAACTGACCCGACCGACGAACCGACAGATGGAGGTGAATCACAGATGTTTACTGGCAAGGAACTGGCTGCGTACTGCGAGACGATGTATGCCAATAAGAACCATTGGGCTTATTGGTACGGTACATATGGAAACATGTGTACCGAGGCCAAGTACAAGTCCAAAAAGAAGCAGTACCCGGAACATTACGGCAGCAGCAGGACGGCAGGGTACATGAAGGACATCGAGCAGAAGCGTCGTTGTGCCGATTGTGTGGGCATGATCAAGAGCTTCTTCTGGACGGGGAACCGCTATGACACCGACCCGAAGTATGGCTCCAACGGATGTCCCGACAAGAGCGCCAACGGTATGATCGACATGTGCAAGGTCAAGGGTGCCATCTCCACGATTCCCGACATTCCCGGCGTAGTGGTCTGGACGAATGGGCACATAGGCGTGTATATCGGTGGTGGCTACACCATCGAAATGCGCGGGTTTGACTATGACTGCGTCAAGCGCAAGGTCAAAGATGGGCCGTGGAAGAAATGGGGGCGACTTCCGATGCTGAACTACGATGATACGCCGGAACCTGTGCCGGAGCCGTCAAAGCTGGGCGACCGTGACCTCAAACGGGGCTGCGAGGGCGATGACGTGAAGGAGCTGCAATCCGACCTGATGAAGCTGGGCTATGCCCTTCCCAAGTACGGCGCGGACGGCGACTACGGCAGCGAAACCGAGAAGGCCGTAAAGCAGTTCCAGCTGGCCTATGGTCTGCCCGATGATGGCGTGATGAACGTGGGCGCGGACTACGACACGCTGTTCAAGGCACTGGACGGAGACAAGCCGCAGGAATACGGTCACGTCGAGATCACAGGTGGCAGCGTCAACATCCGCTCTGCACCGGGCTATGATTCCAAGGTCTACGGCACTGCCCACAAGGGTGATATTCTGCCATATCAGGGTGTCACGCAGGAGGCCGAAGGCAAGCCTTGGTACCTCGTCATCTGGGAGAACCAGAACGCATGGGTGAGCAGCAAGTATGCGAGGCTGGTGAAGTAGGATGCAGGACATAACGTTTGAAAAGCTGGTGGGGCTGATGGCCGTGGCCCTGGTATTGATTGGCGCGTACAACACCATCATGGGAGCCGTCAAGACCCACCGAGAAGAAAAAAAGAGGAAGGACGCGCCAGTGAACAATCTCGAAGAACAAGTGAAGGAACATGAAGATAAGCTGAAAAGAGACCACGAACGACTGAACGAGCTGGAGGACAGCAACCGGATCATCATGAGGGCGCTCATGGCTCTGCTGTCGCACGAGATCAGCGGCAACTCTGATGATAAGCTGAAAGCCAGCCTTGAAGAGATCCAAAAACACTTGATTGAGAAGTAGACCGGACATGCCGTGTCCGGTTGAAAACGTGCAAGTATAGTTATACGAAATGGTGCAATTATAGCAGATTTCTACTGATTTTCACTGATTTCTACTGACTCTGAAAGGAGAATCGCCATGAAGAAGTTTATTGCCATTCTGCTGACCGCCATGCTCCTTACCGTGATCTGCCTGTCCTGTCTGGCCGAGACCGCCGCCGAGCCTGCCCCCAGCGCCCCCATGATCGACCTCACCGGCCTGGTCGTGTCTATCGTCGTGCTGATCGGTGAAGCGATTCTGGCGTGGCTGCTCAAAGCAGTCATCCCTCCCGCGAAGAAATGGCTGGAATCTCATACTACGAAAAACCAGCAGACCGTGATCTGGAATGTCGTGAAGCGCCTTGTGGAAGCCGCAGAACAGATAATCACCGGCGAGGGCAAGGGCGACGAGAAGCTGGCCTATGTTGAATCCTGGCTCAAAAAGTACGGCTATGACATCGACAGATTTGTGATCGAGGCAGCGGTGAAGGAGATGAACGACAGACAGCTCACCGTTGTCGCTGAAGAACTGGAAATCCCTGACGATGGATGCCAGGGCAAGGATTACTGCGAGATTGAATAGAGCACACCCCCGCCACGCACGGCGGGGGCTTCTTTTTGTTTTTGGCTACTGCTGCGCCTTGTGAATGATGGTCAGGATCTTCTCCTGCTCTTCCTGGCTGACCCCGATGCTTTCCAGAGCCTGACGGGTGCCGCAATCAGGACAGATCAGCGTCTCGTTGTCCAGGCGCGAGAGCGCCGGCGCTTCTGTGTAGGTTGCTCCGCAGATCGGGCATTGCCTCGGCTGTTTGTTCTCGTTCTTCATTGGTACACCTCCATCGCGCTGGCCTGCAGCGCCTCGGTCAGTCGCCTGTTATCGAATCCGAATGCGTCGTATCCCTGGCGGCAGACGTTCACGTAGTGGTCGGAGGGGAGGCCGTATGGCCTGTCCTCCTGCATGATGTAGACGAACACCGTGCGCTCCCTGACTTTCCCGGTTCTGATGCCCTTGACGGGCAGCTTCATCTCCTCCTTGTAGTAGAAGCGCGGGAAGCCCTCGTAGTGGTCAAGGGCGCGTTCGTCGTTCTCCGTGACCTCCCACACGGCCACCGGCACGATGCCACCATCGTGCGGCTCGATGGTGAGGTATGCGCCGGTCTTGCTCCCTTTGAACATGAGCCGGTATCCCTCCAATGCGCTGACGCCGATGACCCGCGCCGACGGGCAGCGCATCCGCATCTGCTGAATGTTGAGGTTGCTTCCGTAGGCGATGTAATACCGCCTCTTGGTGTCGCGGATCCGTCCGTATGCCATTTCGTATCTTGCCATGGTCTCTACCGTCCTTTCCGAAGGGCTTACCCTTCTACCACCGAAAGCCCGCCGTGCGGGGCGGGAGCCGGTGGCAGGAGGCTAAGTCCTCCGTGTGGCCATCAGGCGGCTGTCCTGCCGTGTCTGAAGGCCGTGTCGCCGTCCAGGTGGCGGGTCAGGAAATCCCGTGCGGTGGCGAATTCCTCGCCGATGAAGCCCAGCCGGAGGAGCCAGGTGCGCATCGCGTACTTCGGGTTCTCGGTCTGCTGGGGCTTGGGGCTGGCGCTCTTGGCGTCCTTCGCCATCTGGCTGAGTGCGAGGCAAAGCTGGATGAAGCTCTTGAGCTGGCCTGCGTGGATGCCGTTCTGCCGTTCTCCCTCGGGTGCGTCGAACTGGAAGAGCCGGAACTCGATGGTGCCCTTGGTGAAGGTGGCGTGGTAGTTGAGCATGTGGTAGCGGCTCTCGTTGTAATGCTGGTTCCTGCCGTAGCTTGCTCCCTGGCTGGTGTACCAGATGTCCGCCAGTTTCGCCATCGTGTCGGGCTTCTTGCGGTTCAGCTGCTGCAGGAAGTTCGGATCCACCGTGCGGCAGTAGCGGCTCATGCGGCGGCGATCCAGCCGGAGGGCATCCGCGAGGAGGCTTTCGTGGCTGGCCATGATGTTGGCGAGGTTCCGCAGGGTCTGGGGCGTGTGGCCTTTGGCACCGATGTGGATGTGCACCCCGCAGCCTCTGGTGGCGTCGCTCTTGGCTCCTGCCTTGCGCAGGCGGCGGCAAAGCTCCTGCAGGGTCTCGATGTCGCCGTAGGTCAGAACCGGCGTCACCAGTTCGCACTTCTCGCTATCAGGCCCCGCGATGCTGACGTCCTTCTGGAATTTCCACTCGCGGTCTTGGGCGTCCCAGGCGCTCCAGGTCTGGTATCCGTTGCGGTGGGCGGTGTCCTGGAAGCGTCCGGTGCCGAAGAACTCGGCGGCGATCTTGGCGGCGTCCTTGCGGGTGATGCTGTTCATCTCGACCTCAACCCCGATGGTCTGGTTCTTGAGGTTCTCAATCTGGCGGGTGGTTTTCTCTGTCATGGTGGTTGCCTCCGTTCGTTTTTGTTGTACCCATAATGCCATAGAACGGGAGGAAACAGGTGTACTTGTCGATAACAGACCGATAACTTGTACAGCGACGAGAAGCACCGAGACACGGTGTGTCTGGTGCTTCTGTTCGCTATCTTGATGGATTTCTCCGCTTCCGAGCATCGCGCCTGATCTCTTCCTCGATCTGCTGGCGCATCCGTTCGGCTTTGAGCTTCCGGCGCTCCCGGTCCTTTGCCTTGCGCTCCACGCGCAGGGGTTCGAGCTTTTCCATGATCCGCTCCTTACGGCCTTCCGCTGGCGGCGGATCACCGATGATCTGTACCTCGAGGACATCGTCCAAACGGAACAATTCAAGCTGGGTCATGATCGTGCCGAGGTCTTCCAGGGATGGACGCTCGATGCCACCGCTGATCCACTCACCGGCAAGCTTGGGTTGAATGTCGCATAGGTCTGCCAAGTCCTGATTGAATAAGCCGAGTTCGCCAACCGGCCCTCCAAGCTTTACGACAATCCTGATCTGAAACATGCTGCTTCTCCTTTCGATGTCAAATTTTACCAGAATCTTGCTTGAAAGTCTGGCAATTACCAGTTTATTGGCGAACTCGACAGAAACTGGCAGGATTTGACATATTCTGATACTATACGGCAGAAACCAACAAAAAAAGCATGAGTATTGCGTCGAAAGAGCACAATACTCATGCTTTTTTACTATGGCTTTACTGTATTTTCACAGAAATACCAGGTAATGACAAACCCCGCATCCGAAACATCTATACAGTTTCTCGGATCCGGGGTTTGTATAAGAGAAATGTGGTGGGCCACATCAGAGCTTATACAAACCCCAGAACGGTCCTGGACTCCCTCGGATTTCGCCAGTTTTATCTTAAGCGGCCTGGTGAACGTCTTGTTCTCGCCGGTGAAGTCAACCACCAGCTTGAAGTGGTCATCGTACACATAGACGGCCTTCACAAAATCCCGTATGATTCGCTTCTGGAATTTCTTGTCCCTGTAATCCTCGGTGCGGAGCATGAGCAGGTATTTAATGACGTCATCGCGCCCAACCGTCAGGATCCCCATCTTCTCGGTGGCGATCAGTCCCTCCAGCTCCTGCTTTTCCATCCGCAGCTCCGTCATCCGGTCTTTGAACTCGTCCGAGATGATTCCCATCTCCACGGCGCGGAGGATGTTGGCGATCTGCTTCTTTGCCTCTTTGAGCCTGGATTCATAGTATCCGATCTGGGACTGTTCCTCCATCTCTTTCGACATCTGCATGGCCGTGTCCGCGATCCACTCCACGGTTGGATCGTCCAGGGCACATTCCTGAACCGCCCTCGTCACGTCTTCCTCGATCTGATCGCGGCGCACGTTCTTCTTGTCGCACTTCTTTTGAAGCCGCTTTGTGTTGCAGGAGTAGTAAAAGAAGTCCTTCCCCCATCTGCCCTTGCCGGAGATCCCGACCATAGGCCCCAGGCACTTGCCGCAGAAGATTTTTCCCGTCAGTAGGTATTCGCCATTCTCACGCTGCCTTGCATGGAGCGTCTGCCGATGCCTTACGATATGATTCACAGCATCATACACCTCTTTCTCTATCAGCTTCGGCATCCCGCCCTCAATGCGGATGTCGCCGTAAAGGTACACGCCGGTGTAGCGTTCGTTTTCGAGGATTGCCCGGAACGACGATTTCCCGAATTGCTTCCCGTGCTGGGTGCGGTAGCCACGGGCATTCAGATCCCTGGCGATGTCCGCATAGGTTTCATCATTCATCACCCGGCTGAATATCTCCTGGACGATTGGCCCCAGCTCTTCATCGATGGTAACCTTGCCGTCCTCGCCCTTCTTGTAACCATACGGGAGCGCCCCGACCACCTTCCCCTGGGACGCGCTGTCCATCAGGCCGCGCCGGATGTCCTCCGCCATGTTGTCCGAGTAAAACTCGTTGATGGACATCATCATGCGGAGCATCATCCTACCGGCGGCATTGTCGCCGAAGTTCTCCTTACAGTAGACCACCTTCACGCCGGCAT